GATTTGTAGGCATGGATCATTGATTCTGAAGGGAATGCTACGCGACCATCAGGGTGCATCATTTTGATTAGTTTAGGAGATTCCGATTTTACGTCTGTTTTCGAGTCCGTTTTTTTCGGAGTTTTAGATTCAGCCATTGAGTAATCCTCAAGCAACACGAAAACGGGGGCCGAAACCCCCGTCTAGTTTTAGCCTAACAGAGTTGCAATAAAGTCACCTTTCCACGCTTTAACGCCGAACGCGACAGCCACTTCAATCATGGCTTTACGATAACCCTTGTAGAATCGCACTTCATATACAATTCCACTGTTCGGGTCTTGAACCGTAATCGCATCATCAGCATTATCGCCACCTTCCGGTACTGCTGGGGCACGAACTGCAAGCTCGATTGCCCGACGATGGAAAGCCATGTTTGCAGTATAACTGTCGCCAATAGTCATCTCATGACCAGAAGCGTTGTCGACTCGGAGACCCGGACTTGATATAACGATATCACCGCTAGTAGCAGTCAAGCCTGTGTTCACGACATACTTGTTACTATCACCCGCAAACGTCACGACATCTCCAGCCTTGATACCTGTGGTATTCACCGTACCGCCATCAAGAGTAATTGTCGTTTCTCCAAGAGCCGGATCCTCGTTAAAATCATAACCAGTACCAGCACCTTTTGTATGCGCTTGAACTTGTGCCGACTCACGAACAGCAAGACCTTGCAGATCGAGTAAAGTTCCTTGACGTAGGAGCGTATCGTTTCCAGCTTGATTCACTGATTGCAGTGATGCAAGTTGACGCAAGTTTGTTCCTGCAAGGGTGTTCAGTACTAAGCTGACCTGACCGTCGTTTGGCGGCATACCATTATCGACAAGAATCTGCCGTATCTCTGCGACTTCGTTGAAGTTTGATGCAAATGGGGTTGTACCAGCCGTACCAAATGCCCTAGATGCTGAGTTTTTCGCTTGCGTAGCAATCTCAACTTCCATCTCGTTCGTCAGGGCTCGCATCGCTTGAGCGATCATGTCACCATAAACCGTGTCATAGCCAACACCATTGTTTAAGTGCAGGACATCTTCACCAGTGAATGGTATTTGAACAGCGCGAGACTTATTGATCGTCAGTGTCTTATTGTCTACTGTCTGATCAGTTCCTTGCGGAATTGTCATCGATTCAGTGACATCGCCAACAGTCGCTTCTCGTGTGAATGCGGCTCTTACTACGTCACCTACGGCGGCACGTTCTGAGCCATTTGCATTGATTGTAACAGCAGGAATAAAGCCAACTAGCTCCCGTCCTACCACATCAGCCGCTACATAAATATCTGCGGCGAGGTCTGTTAATACGTTAGCCATGTGGGGCTACTCCTTTCAGTCGTTTACAATTTTGCCTTTGCCACGAACGAAAATAGCCCTGTCTTTTTGGGATAATTCATTAAACTGGCTTCGGCTCATTTCTTTCACATCCGCTTCAGCCCTGCCTTGCGAACGGGTGGCCCCACCACCAGTTGCTTGAATACCATCTATCAAAAATGGAAAATCATTCTTAACAGACAATACCAAATCTTCGATGCTACTAACAGTCAATTGTCCTGACTCGTCAGTAACTCTAATCTCTCCATCCATCAAAGTGAGTCTTTGACTCAATCTTTCTTCCAGCAATCTTGCCTTCGATACATCTTTGGTTAAACTGCTGGCTACTTTAGCGGCTTCTGTTTGCACTTTTTGCAACGAAACCTGATTGTTCATTTCATCTATTTTCTGCCGTAGGACATCCGCTTCATTTTTTTGGCTTTCATAGAGTTCTTTGAATTGCCCGTCTTCTTTGGCTTGTCTTTCTTTTTCATCCCGCGCTTTAGCATCTGCCTCTTCCTTTGCTCTTTGCATTGCCTTCTTTTCAGCTAACAGTTCATCGTTTTTAGATTTGAGACCGGAGACTTCGTGAGCGATGCGCTCCTCTACTGTCTTGTCTAAAGTCTCTTTGAACTTCTCTGCAAGCTGTTTTTTTACTTCGTCGTCTACTTCAACTTCATTTAAAAAATCCATGCCGAACCCCTAGTTTTGCATGACAGACCTCTGGTCTATATCATAATTTTAACCTATTAAACACTTCAGGTTCCATTTTTCTCAGTTGATTGAGCGTGAGAGTTTTACCTGATGCATCCACGAATTTATCTAATTCTAACTTGCCCCTGCGAAATAACCTACCCTTTGTCTTGCCAAGAACATCATCTTGAAATCCTGCTGATTGTCTTCGTAACCATGATTCATATGTAGTTTTTTGTTGGACCGTTGTAGCGCCACTGGAGCCTGTCGCCTTTCTTCTTGGAACCTTAGTTTCTTTGCCTTCAAACTCTGGTTTCAAGCGTGGACTAATTGATGATCGGCAAGAAAAATGAGCCGGTGGCTTTGGTGATTTTTTAGGATCATCAGTAAACGGATAAATCGTACCGTCACGGCTAGCACAAATTACAGAAGTCCTTGAGTCCAAGACTGCAATCCACTCGTATCCATCGAACAAATCCATGTTCTGTCGCATCGCCACATCTCGTGCTTGGACTGATGTGAAGTTATTGATTGTTCGTATCAATGATCCAACTTGTTTTTTTTGTAACGGATTTATCGATCTAACTCGATTAGCGATAATTTCATTCGGCTCCCGTACAGTAATTCCATCCTTGATCGTCTGAGCTGTTTGCCTAATTTTCTTTCTTTTGAATGCATTCATAATTGAACGTATAGTTTTTCCGGCGACGGGAATTATGCCAGCGAGTATCGCGATTTGGTAATCTTCTTTTGACGGTGGCTGGATACCTTCAAGGAATTTTGAAAATAAAGCCGTAGACCAATCTGCCTCTTCGACCGATAACTCATCCACATCACTCAGTATTTTTTCCTCCATATCGCTGTAAATTTGTTGTTGAAATTCTTCTAGTTCACGTAAGAATGACTTGAGTTTAGCGACGTTCAGAGTCGTCAATTCGTCCTTTTGCAATTCGAGCAATACTTTTTCTGTGATCTGGTCAATATATTCTGCCGCTTCTTTTTCTCGTCCAGCAGAATACCTAAGCAAAAATATTTGGTGCTTCGTGATTGCATCCTGTATTTGCTCAGAAAGTGCCACTTAGCTCCATTTCACTTTATCTGCCCAAAAAGCCGCCGACATCTTGCCCTTTGCTATATTCTTCGCGTGTCGCGCTTTGAATGATGCTCGTTTGGCTTTCATCCTTTCTGACTCACCAGCTTTCGGTGCGCCTGCTGTTTTTGCACCCTGTTCACCAAATCGGATTAATTTAACCTTCTCTCCCTCTTTGGCTAGAACGACATGAGATTTCGTAGGATGGCTAGGTGTTCTTTTAGGTTTGTTGAAACCTGTCAGATTGAATTTTTTCAGCCTAGGGTCTTTTGCCATTACTTCCCAACCTTGCGCTGGGTTCGTAAATGAGCTTCAGTGAAGCTAACACCTTGCCGCATCAGTCTCTTCATCATATCCATGTGCTTTTTACTGTGATGCTGAGAATGGGTTGCCAATCTCTGATTTTGTTTTGGTGTGAGTTTTGCCATTATTTTTTTGCCCTTTTTGCTTTGCGAAACTTTTGTATCGCTTCCCATTGCTTAGAATCAACAGATCGAGCTTTTCCACCCGTTAAAACTGAGTTGACTCGTGCCATTGCCCATTGACCGACTGACACTCCCGGTCGCCTTCCTGATGTGACTGCGGCTCCGACCCCTTTGTCATAAATCTGCTTAAGTGCCGAATACGGCGCATTCGCTTTTTTCGCCTTATTTTGCAAAGCCTTCTTTGTCCGTTCATTTATTTTTGCCACCGAAACGCCTCCTGAATGCTTTTGTGTATTTTGATTCTGGTGTCTTCTTTCGCTTACCTTTTGAGTCTTTATCTCCAGCTAGCTCACCGAGCAACTTGCCTTCTTTCTGCATTCTTTCCAGTTGAGCCAATCTTTTTTTCCTAGCTTCTCCTGTTAGCCCTGCAAGATACTTAGCTGGTATTTTTCGGCCTGAATTAGTAGTTATCTTCCTAACCATCTTCACTCGCTCCGATCGGGTCTGCCATTCCAGATTCGTCACGCACATCGTCAAGAGAACGCTCTGGATCGACTAAGCCTCCTGATTTGATACGATCAAAAATATCTTTTTCAGCCACTACCTGACGATCAAGCAAGGTGACCATTGACATAATTTCTTGAGGATCGATCGACTTATCGTAAAACTCACGGTTTATCATAAATGTAGTTTCACTTGTTTCGACACCCATGAACTCCCCAATCCATCCAATGCATTTGACGATTGCTTGAGATAGATTGCCGACAACATCACCAAGGACTGAGTTTTCCGATGCAAACCGTATTCTCGCGGCCTCTGCTGTTTCTCGATCTGCCCTGTCTGTAATAATTCTTGCACCAATAGCAACCATTTGTTGCTCTTTGGCCTCCATTGCCCTCATCACTAGCTGATTCTCATTGGCTTGCAATAAACTTGCTGATCCTGTTTCACCCAAAACATGACCGGCTCGTGATCCTAGTTTTATCCCTTGCGGGTTAAACTCTCGAAACTGTTCTGCGCTCAAAGAATGAGTAATAAATAGGCTTGGTTGTCCTACAAGAAAACAAGATTCTTCGTAATCTGCTGAGTTCCTGAAGTGAGCCAGATTGACTTCTGCAATATCTGATAACGGAGCATCATCAATCGTTGCGTCATTATTTTTTGATCCGATAAAAATTAGAGGTATTTCCCCCCAATTTGATCCATCTGCTTTTTTTGGAAAAAACTCATCTGTATATGGCTCTTCCTCACGATAGATTTGTTGTGTATATCCTTGTTCGTCAAGTCTTAAAACTCGGTATTGGACTTTAGATGCGTGATCAAATTCATCCATCGTATCCAGATAGTGTTCCGCAATAGTGACGGAGGTTAGCATCCTCTTGCCGTTGACTATGCCAGACTTCCAGTTGATCACTTGTTCTGCGGTAAACGGAGTGATTGACGCTCGTAAATTGAGTCTTTGAACATCTTCTACAGTGACGTTTTCATCTGTTTGCGGATAGTCAACCAGCAAAATACTTCTACCTGTCTCCATCAGATTCGATAGTTCATCTTTGACCAGTTGAGTCAGGCCTAATCCATCTCCAGTTGCATCGTTCTCTAAATATCCCAGATCATCAGGCAACTCGATAATTGGCTCTTTCCTGAAAGCGGCTCCAACCAAAGCATTCTTTGTTCGTCCGGTAAAGTTTGTGAATAACGCTCTTTTGATGTATTGACGGTATCTGGCTGTCTCCGTCCCCTTCCGATCATCTACAGAGTCATTATCTGGAACTGGTAAATAGTGATGTTTTTTTTCCTTTATGGCGACTGAACCGCGAACAGCGTCACGAGTCTGTGTCCATACAGGTAAATACTTGGAGTAATCTGGATGTTGGGTGCTTACTGGCATGGCTTAACCCTTCGAGATGTTTGGAATATTGTATCCTCAACCATCATCATATCGCAAAAGCGAAATCGATATCTGCGACACGTTTCCGAATCGGAAATGTATATGCAATCGGATAGGTAGTCGCATCGTTCTGGTGATCGTGACCACTCGACTTATCTGGTTCGCCATTTTTATAGGTCTGTTGTTCTAAGCAATCAGCAGTGTTTGGACAGGTCAGTGGATTGATTTTGACCTTTCCATGCTCCAGTGCGGCGTTCATAGCGGCAACTCGATCCTTGATTCTTGGGTTTGCTTTGTTTGCGCGTACAGTAAATCCAGCCTGTTCGAGTAAGGCAAGGTCAGAAATACTTGCATTGACGGTTTTAGTAGCCGCACCACTGGCATCTGGATAAATGTAAATCGCGTGACCTTTTGATTGCCATAAATCTTGAATTTGTTCAATCATCTTAGGCGTATCTTGTAATTTAGACAGTTCTGCGACTCCATGCCACACATTTTGCCGTTGAACATAGACGGTAGCGGCCTGATTCATCACATTGAAGTCACATCCGATGTATAATGGCTCACCCTGACGGATCGTTTCGTCACTTCGGCAAATTTTCCGGTCATAAGACGAGTAAACGCTTCCAGACTGTAAATTTACGAATTGACCATACAAGTAAGCATCTAGCAGATTAGACGGATACATTTGCCTGAGCGATTCTATGTAGTCATTTGGGAGATATGGGTTGGATTCTGTCGGAGCTTGGATGATTTCGTAGCCATCTTTCGGGTTTTGCTTCCAAGTGTTGTAGACAAAGCGAAATCCTTCGGGGGTAGTGGTCGTTCCGATGGTATTTGGTGATCGATCAGGCTTATATTGACGGTTACGTGCAAGGATCATACGCCAAACATTAGCCGCATCTTCTAGTTTCAAAGTATCCAACTCGTCAACATCGGCATCACAATGCTCATAACCAATTATTCTTGATGGATTCTCCATGCTACGAAACAAAATTTCACCGATCCCTTCGATAATGATCCGGTTTAACGGTGATTTCTGTAATTTATACTCAATACCTAGTTTTTCGAGTACGGTTTCAAACCTAGGCCAAGCAATGACACGTATCAGGTCAAAAGTCGGTGCATAAAATCCACGGACAGGCCAAAACTTCTCAGTATCTTTTTCGTTATGGCAAGCATTAGCCGTATTAACCAAACCAAAAATAGACCTGAAAACAGCCGCCTCAGTCTTACCAGCGCCAAAACCAGCAACCATCGCTGGATACTTACAATTAGCCTCAATATACTCAATTTGCGGGTGAGTTAGCTCTATATGCACAAATCAATCCTATTTCGTTTATCGGCCCGATGACAAAAGACTATTTATAAACATATTTGTTTAGCCCTTTTAGGCTCCCAGATTTTTTGAGGTGAGTAAAAGCCACTTGTCTGGGTGCTGTTATATGGGGATGTTGGCCGTAGCAAAATTTTTTTGTGGGGGGTGTACCCCCATCAATCCGCACTGGGATTGTCCAAATTTTGTACAGGCGGTGTAATATCTCGTTCTTTTCGTCCCTGCGCTGGTGAGTATTGAATGTTGATGGTCTGGCGTTCCTGCACGGGCTGAGACTCAACCCAGCCGTTACACTTTAGATAAAACATTTGCGCCAAGACGTTGTTCTTTTCGGTGGCGTTCCGCACCAGTGCGGCGGCTACAGCCTCGACGTTTCGCGCTTTGCCCTTTTTGTACGCCGTATCAACGGATTCGTTTTCTCTACACAACCTGATGAACGTATTCTCCGCTATCCCAAGGCAGGCCGCTATCTGCGCCTTATTGAGGTAAGCAGACATTCGTTCTACTTGCTCTATTTGTTGAGGTTCGAGGACGACGTACGGGCGGCCCCTTTTCTTTGGTGTTTTTGCCTGATCTGACATTGTTGTTTTAGCCCCTAGCTAACTAATACCGTGAGCATATCAGAGAAGGCGTGAGAGAGACAAAGAGCAAGTAACCCTACCCTATGCCCCTCCCTGCTATTAGCGTCCCCCAGTGCTAATTAATAAGTGCAACTATAATCAAACGCAAAAAGCCGCTTACACGGCCTTTGTTAAATTGTGTAAAGGAACCCAGTGAGTAAGCCTTTTGTAAGTTTCATATTCCTTATGCTCTGGAGTGTAACCAATTTTAATCCGCTTACCGACTTTAAGGATTATCATGTTCTCTTGTGGACACTTACCTGCTAAATGCCAAGTAACAATATCGCCACCTTTGAATTCACCTGACTCCATCACAACCCCCTCTTTTTGTCAGTGTCGAGCGCGATAGAAACAGCCGCGCAGATGACCATAAAAACGGTTAGCCCAACAAGATATTGTGTAGCCCCAAGAATGAGACAAGCGAACATAAAGCCTAGCCCCATAACCGACAGATACCCAGCGATTAACTGAAACCAATATCTCATAACGTCACCCAATCAGTACTATCAATAACGCGATCATCAAATATTTGCCGATGCTTGCGCTGACTAAAACGACAAGCCATGCCCAGCCCCCGACAAATCGCGTTGAGCCGCGATCTAGTGGTCACGGTGGGCCAACCTGCCAGCGTACACCGCACGGAATTAAGCGAGTAGCTGGAACGGTCAAAAAGCCCTTTATTGTGATGCGTCCAGTTAAAAACCGCTATCAAGTTGTCATGCAAATAAACCGCCGATTGACGGTTGATAGGGCCGTCGTCCGGTACTCGTTGGATCGCCGTCACTCGCGTGTTCCTTAGACTAAACGACTTGCCTTTTGTAATGGCCTCAACCATCTTCTCTTCGATCTTTCTCACCTTACGCCCTCCACTTGTATACCTTGCATGGTGCGCGAATTGATGCGCATACCCGTCCACAACATAGCCCGACGGCCTTCGTAATTGTGGAACGAACACCCATACACCCAGCCAGCATCTGTGGGCGTAACGAATCGCCCGATGCCGTCGAGCCACACGGCCCAACGTGGATTCCCGTTGTATGAGTTTTTTAACTTGCTGACCTTGGTCACTTTTCCTTGATATAACATTGATATCACTTCCTCTTACCTAACCGATGCGATCAACCCCATCGACATAAACTGTCTGAAGCAGAGCATCGTATGAATTGTGCATCTTTTTCAGTTGCTCAATTACTGCAATCAATTCCGTCGCACGATCTAATTCTTTTTGATCACTGTGAAGAAAACGCCAACGAGCGGTATGATTTTCGGTCCGTGTTTTCCTTGCTTTGAGTTTCCTGATTTCCATCTTGCACATGTAAATCGCCTCATCGAACTGAGGCCCGTTTGCGTCTCTCAATATAAGATTCACATCATGTGCAATACTGTTAAACCTGCGATGCCCATAATCGATCATGCGATGATTCCAAGACTTGCGTCCTGAGTAGTTTGGTCTCATTTTGCCCCCTTACCTTTTTTTGCTTTTCTCCGTTGCCTGCCCCGCTCCCTCCACTCCTCAATCCTCTTGTGGAACCGGTCAATCCATTGGTCTGAGTAATCAGACTCATGGGCATGTAACTGGTCTCTCAATTTCTTAGGTATGTCTTTCGACAAAGGTTTGATACTGCTCGCGGTCACAACGAAAACACCAACGGGAGATGGTGCTGTTTTCTCCCATGAAAAAGTAGCCATCTCGGTGGTTTCTAAGTCTCCAAATTTTCCGTACGCGACGGCAACCAGCGATGGAGACCTAGAGG